AGATGTAGATGATGCAGTCAAATTCCTTCGTAAGTTTTCAAAATAGTAATAATTATATACATATATATAGGAGAAAATAATGGGAATAGTCGGTAGAACACCCCCAAGTGTAAGAGGTAATCTCGGTACTTACAATAACTCGACAACAGTGGCTTCAAGTACAACCGTAGCTTTTAGTGGTTCAAATGAAGGACGAGCATTTCTTGTAGGAAACGCAAGTAATGTTGTTATTCATTGCTCAAATGGTGGAACAATTGATGCTGATGGATTATTGGCAGGTACATTTTATCCGATTGGAGTTAAAAAAGTAGCAATCGGTGCTACTGGTGTAATATATGTCTTGAGATAAATGTCTGAAGCTAAAATCAAAGAGGTAATCAAACAAGAGTATTTAAAATGTGCAGTCGATCCTGTGTATTTCTTAAAGAAGTATGCAGTGATTCAACATCCACTCAAAGGTAAAGTTCCTTTTGCCCTATATCCATTTCAAGAGGCTTCCCTTAAAGATTTTAAAGAAAATAATTATAATGTCATCTTAAAGGCTCGTCAGTTAGGTATATCCACATTAACTGCAGGATACGCATTATGGATGATGACATTTCAAACAGATAAAAATATATTGGTAATTGCTACCAAACAAGATACAGCTAAAAACTTAGTTACAAAGATTCGAGTGATGCACGCAAACTTACCGAGTTGGGTAAGGTCAAAGTGTGTTGAGGACAATAAATTATCACTTAGATATTCAAATGGTTCTCAAGTAAAGGCGATATCAAGTACCGAAGATGCAGGTCGTTCAGAGGCACTATCTCTACTCGTTATTGATGAGGCAGCATTTATCGATAAGATTGATACAATATGGACTGCTGCACAAAGTACATTATCTACTGGTGGACAATGTATAGCACTATCCACACCGAATGGTGTTGGTAATTGGTTTCATAAAACTTGGGTAGGTGCTGAAGAAGGTGAGAATGATTGGAATATGATTAAACTTCATTGGACGGTTCATCCTGATAGAGAACAAGATTGGAGAGATGAACAAGATAAGTTATTAGGACCGAGTGGAGCAGCACAAGAATGTGATTGTGACTTCATCACTTCTGGTCAAGGTGTGATTGATCCAAGAATTTTAGAAGAGTATAAAAACACACACATTGAAGAACCTATTGAAAAGAGGGGAATCGATAGTAACTTATGGATTTGGAAACAACCAAATTATACGAAAGATTATGTAGTTGCCGCTGATGTAGCTCGTGGTGATGGACAAGACTTTTCTGCATTTCATGTGATTGATGTTGATAGTATGGAACAGGTAGCAGAATATAAAGGAAAGATGTCCACAAAAGATTTTGGTAATTTATGTATGAATACCTCCGTAGAATACAACAACGCACTACTTGTGATTGAGAATTCAAGTATTGGTTGGGCGGCTATTCAACAAGTAATTGATAGGGAATACGAAAACCTATTTTATACAAGTAAAGATTTAAGGTATGTTGATGTTTCAAGACAAGTAACAAACCGATATAGAAATTCTGAAAGACAGATGGTTCCTGGATTTAGTATGACTATGAAAACACGACCATTAGTAATTGCAAAATTAGAAGAATATTTCAGAGAAAAGGCAGTAATTGTACATTCTTCAAGATTAATTGATGAGTTATTTGTATTTATATGGAATAATTCAAGAGCAGAAGCAATGGTAGGATACAATGATGATTTGGCAATGTCCTTATCAATTGGTCTATGGGTAAGAGATACTGCTCTTAGATTAAGAGCGGAAGGAATAGCCCTACAAAAAAATGTATTAAATAAAATGTTAGATTATGATATGGTTTATACAGCAGACGATAACAAAAATGATTCTTGGAAGATGGATGTTGGTAATGAACAAGAAGATTTAACTTGGTTAATAAAATAATAAGAGGATAAAATGGCAGAGTCCAAATTAAGAGCAAGATTAAGAAGATTATTTTCCACAAATGTAATAGTAAGACATGCAGGTGGTAAAAAACTTAAAGTTGCCGATACAAATAAAGTTCAACAGATGTCTAAGGATAATCTTGTTGATAGATATTCGAGATTATATAGTAATTTAGCATCTGGTGGTTACGGAAAATCTCAACAGATTTCATTTCAGGCACAGAGAATTGGTCTGTTTAGAGATTATGAAGAAATGGATAACGATGCTATAGTCTCAAGTGCTCTTGATATTTATGCAGATGAATCAACTATGAGGTCAGAATATGGAGATGTATTAACTATCCAATCTGATAATGAAAACATACATGATATTTTAAGAAATTTATACTATGATATTTTGAACATAGAGTTTAATCTATGGCCGTGGGTTCGTAACTTATGTAAATATGGAGATTTTTATTTATATTTAGATGTTAAGGAAAAGTATGGTGTTACAAATGTAGTTCCATTATCTGCATATGATGTTACTCGTATCGAAGGTCAGGATCCGTCAGAACCTTATATGGTGACTTTTTCAGTAGAAGATGGTGATAACAGACATTCATATAATAGAACCGAAAAGGAATTTCAAAATTATGAAGTAGCACACTTTAGATTATTAGGTGATAGTAATTTTGTACCTTATGGTAAAGGTATGATTGAAGGTGGTCGTAAGATTTGGAAACAATTAAGTCTTATGGAAGATGCTATGTTAATACATCGTATTATGAGAGCACCTGAAAAGAGAGTGTTTAAGATTGATATTGGAAACATTCCACCAGCAGAAGTCGAAAACTTTATGCAAAAGATTATCAACAAGATGAAGAAGGCTCCTGTTATGGATGAAAGCACAGGTGACTATAATTTAAAATATAATATACAAAATCTAACAGAGGATTTTTTCTTACCTGTTCGTGGTGGAGATAGTGGAACTCAGATAGAGAGTTTGGCAGGATTAAATTATGATTCAGTTGAAGATATAGAATATCTAAGAAATAAACTTTTAGCCGCACTTAAAGTTCCTAAAGCTTTCTTGGGATATGAGGAATCACTTGGTAGTAAGGCTACATTAGCAGCAGAAGATGTAAGGTTTGCTAGAACGATTGAAAGAATACAGAGAATTGTAGTTAGTGAGTTGACTAAGATTGGTATAGTTCATTTATACTCACAAGGATATACCGATGAAGATTTAGTAAATTTTGATTTATCATTAACAAACCCATCTAAGATTTATGAAGAGGAAAAGATTGAATTATGGAATTCAAAACAATCTCTTGGTCAATCTATGATAGATTCTAAAATAGCATCTACCGAATGGGTATATGATAATGTATTTAAGTTTACAGAAGAAGAAAAGAAAGAAATGAGATTACAGATTATCCGTGACCAAAAAAGAAAGTTCAGACACGACCAAATTGAACAAGAAGGTAATGATCCAGTTAAAAGTGGTGAAGCCGTGGGTACACAAGGAGCCATGATGGGTGGTGATGGTATGGGTGGAGAAGGTGGAGAACCTGATGTAAGTCCTGAAGATGCTGAAGCACTTGGTCAGGCAGCAAACATTGGTAGGTCAGGTAAAGAAATCGGTGGTAGACCAAAGGAAGGAAATAAATTTGGTAAGGATAGTGGAGCTCGTGGTAGAGACCCGTTGGGTAGTCACGACAGAAGAAAACAATATGGAATAGCACTTTCTCACTATGACGCGATGAAAAAAGATTTAAAAAAGTTAAATATTAATGACAGAAAATTATTGGAAGAGACCTTAGATGTTGAAAAAGAGTATTCTGATGATGTAAAAACTCTTAATGATAACAAAAACGACTAATTATTAGAAGTTTTTATATTTATATAAAGAGATATTGTAAGTATTGGAGTATAAGATGAATAATAGAGTTAAACACTCAAAAATTAAAAATACAGGCATACTTTTTGAGTTGATATCAAGACAAATCACTCAAGATGTTATTTCTGATGGCAATAAAAATAAATCCATATCATTATTAAAGAAATTTTTTAATGAAAAAACAGAAATTGGTAAGGAAAACCAATTGTATCAGGTTTTAATAAAGACAAACTACAATTCAAGTGCAAGGGCACAACGACTAATTGAGGCCGTGTTGAAGTCTTATAATAAAATCAATACCAAAAGACTCAAAAATGAAAAGTATAACTTAATCAAATCAATAAGTGAGAGTTATAAGACCGAAGATTTTTTTAGGTCTCGTATACCAAATTATAAGGTTTATGCTTCAATCTATAAACTATTTACCTCACAATCAAGTAGTATGATGAATCCGTTAGATGAAGTTGATGGTAACTTTACTATATTAGAACATATTACCGGTAAAAAAGTACAAAAACAAACTCAAGAAAAAGAGGTAATAAAAGAATTTAAAGGTCAAGATAAAGATTTAAGATTATTATCTTATCAACTAATGGTTGATAATTTCAATACAAAATACAAAAATCTCAGTAAGGAACAAAAAAATCTCTTAAAAGAATATATAAATAATATCTCTAATACTAATTCTTTGAGAGAGTTTGTCGATTCAGAAGCTAAAAAAATATCTAAGATTCTGAATAACCAACTACCTAAAATAGATGATGATATTACACGAATCAAGTTAACCGAAGCAGTAAATCAAATATCTAAATTATCCAAAGGTAGAATAGTAAAAGACAATCAAGTTGTTTCTTTAATGAGATACTATGAACTCATTAAGGAGCTCAAGAATGTCAACACAAAATAGACTTCGTGATTTCATTAAGGAGCTCATCAAAAAGGAGCTAGAAGAGGCCACAACAGGAGCCTCTGTAGGTAACGCATCCTACAAAACTCCCCATTCTTTCGCAGGTTCAAATAAAAAAGGCAAAAGAAAAAAGAAGGCCGGATATAGTGGTGGTTCATATGACCCCACTATCGGTACGGACAATGAACTTGCCGATGACCCAAAGTTAAGAAAAGAATCCGTAAATGAAGGTAAAAAACAATATGCCCAACAATTAACTGATAATTTCTTTAAATCAGTTAAGAAATTTGAACGAGAAGTTATTGTTTTAGCTAAAATGGCGACTAAAATACGAGGTGATAGAACAGACGAAAAAATTATTTTAAAAATGTACAAAAAACATATGAGTCCATTTCTTGAATTAATTAAAAGCTGGAATAATGGAACACAAAAAAATCCTGGTATAAACGAGGGTAGATATCACGATTTTCGTAATGACGACGCATTAACACCAAGACAAAAAATTGGAATGGCAATGCGAGAAACTCGTGATGGATTAAAAGGTTTAGAAAAAACAATCGATATGAATTTAAGGTTAAAGACCGAATTGAATGTCGATTCAAGGGATTACTGGAAGAACACACATAAAGCACTTAAAAAAATTAGTGAGAGGTTAGTAAAACTAGCAGGAAAAGTCGGACAGCTTCAGTAAGTAATCCCATGACATTTGATGAAAACAAAAAGTCCTACATGGATTCTTTGTTCAGTATATCCACTTTGTTAAAAAGATGGCATACTGAAATACATAAGAAAGATGTGGACAAGAACTATATGATTGTCAAGCTTGATAGTTGGATTAAAAAACTTCAAGAATTGAGACACGAAATCATGATGAGGAAAAGTTAATGAAACTAAAAGACCTTGTAAAAGAAAGTAAATATCTCAAACGAGAGTTTGGAGAGAAATTACCTACATTAGATAGTGTGATGGAAAAACATCAACAGGAAGAATCCAAGAAACCACTCAAAGAAGCTTTGGCAAAAAAATCATTCACTACAAGGTGGGGTGTGATAACTATTGATATTGATGAGGAATCAGGAGCACCTGGATATGATCCTACACTTCTTATTGATATAGCTTTAAATAAAGAACCATTGGTGGATATGAATATACAAGGTGACCCAAGAGATAATCCTTATGATGCCAAAGTTAAGGTTTTCCCTCGTAAGAAAAAAATTAAAATGAGAAAAAGATAATGAAGAACTTAATAGTAGATTACATACCTTTTGAAGTAACAACTGAACAAATAAACGAATCCATTTCACAAAATGGTGGTAAATTAGTGGTTCATGGTGTTTTACAAAGGGCAGAAGCAAAAAATCAAAATGGTCGAGTGTATCCTCGTGAGATATTAGAACGAGAGAGTAAAAAATACACACAAGAGTTTGTGACTCAAAAAAGAGCTATGGGTGAATTAGATCATCCTGAAAGTTCTGTGGTGAACCTACAAAATGTATCACACAATGTAACAGAGATGCATTGGGAAGGTCAGAACTTAGTCGGAACTGTTGAAGTATTGGGAACACCAAGTGGTAACATATTAAAAGAATTATTCAAAGCAGGTATCAAACTTGGTATCTCTTCTCGTGGTATGGGTTCAGTTGAACCTATGAGTGAGGGTGATGGACAAAAAGTTGGACAAGATTTTGAATTGATAGCATTCGACTTTGTATCCAATCCATCTACACACGGAGCTTTTTTATATCCATTGAAAGAAAGTGTGGGAAATGAAGTCATACCTGAAGGAAGAACCTGTGGGAAGTATTGTAAGGTAGAGAGTATTATAAACGACATAATCAGAGAGGGCTAATGAAAAAATTAAAAGATTTATTAAAAGAAAGTAAGTATCTCAACAGAGAGTTTGGTAAATCATTACCCACATTAGATAGTGTGATGAAACAACACCAAGATTCTAAAGAACCTATTAAAGAAGTTTCAATACCTCAGTTTAAAAAATCAGATGATGTATCCTATTATTATAGAGATTGGGGAAAAATATTTGACCAGTTAGAGAGATTTAATGATTACGGCCCAAGAGAATCCGATATGTATGATTGGAATGATAGAAGACTTTATGATGATGTAACAAAAGAATTTCACTCACATATGGAAAAAATAGGAAAGAAGCTCAATTCTGCAGTAAAGGACATAGAAAATTCTTATAAAGTATGGGATAAAATTTTAAAGAAATATCGTAGTAAAGACAGAAGTTAATGATTAGTTTAAAGTCATTATTAAGGAATGTTCGTGAGGCAAAACTAACTCCACCAAAAAAAGGTGTAGAAACACCATTGGATGCTAAAGTACAGATTCAAGGGTATGGTGTGATGACGAGAAAACAATTACAAAAAAGTATTGAAAGGATTACCTATGAGGTTTATAAAGATGCTAAAAAGGGTAATGTAAAGAATATATTAAGTTCACTTTATAATAGAAGTGTATTACAAAGATTTTTGGAAACAGAAATCCAACATAGTGGAGAATAAAAATGGGAATGAATTCAAAACAACAAATGAAAATGGAAAAGAAGTGGAGAGAGTTTCGTCTTGATGAAGATTTAAACGAGGAAGAAAAAGATGCTTTCGACGCACCAATTCCATCACAAATAAGAAGATTTATGGAGAAATTCATAAATGCTTTACAAAAAGGTAATTTAAATCGAAGGAAAAAATTGGCTATTATGGGACAAGTAATTTCTAATCTTAATATCGAACCAAACGAATTGATGAAGTATGTCCGTATAGTTAAAAAAGGATTATAGGAGAGATAAAATGCCAATTGGTAGTAAAATAAAAGATTTGCTTAAAAAGATAACGGTACAGAATCCAAAAACAAAACAAGATGTTCAACTTGGTTCTGCACTTGCAAGTAAAGATCCTAATCTAAAAAAAATTGGTCAGAAAAAAGTTCAGCAAATACAGAAAAAAGTATCAGATAAGAAAAAATCAAATGATGAACCAAAAGAAAAACCAAATCCTGAATACGAAAAGGCAAAAAAATCTGCTATAGCTAATGCTGAAAAGATGGCAAAAGAAAATCCAATGGTAACATCACCTATACAGACAAGAAAGGGTGTGGCATTTCCTGGTGATAAAGCTCATTATTGGCAAACTGGATACGATCCTACCGGAGAACATTCGGTTAATAAGGATGATTTTGAAAAGACACCAGAAGATAGTAAAACACAGGTTGATGGTGATGGAAGTGATGATTCTGCAGATATGAATAGGGCGGCAGACGATGAAGCGGATGATATGGATAGAGATGCAAGATTTGCAGCAGACGCAGAAGATGGACAAGACCCATATAATCCAAAAGGTATGAATCCAAATGATCCTATGTTTTACGATCCTGAAGCTGAAAGAAGAAGAAGGAAAAAATTCGCAAGAACTGGTAAAGAACTGAAAAAAGAAGTTACACGAATGAGACCTGCTGTAAAGAAATTATTAAAACAAAAAGGTTACTCACCAATATTTCAAGCAATTGATAATTCCAAAAGACAATTCAAACAAATGAGATACTCACGAGGTGAGATACAAGATACTTTGATTGATATGTTTGGTGATGAAGATCCAAAGATACTACAAAAGATTAAAGAATCCGTTAAAGAGTCTAAAAAAGAATTAACTCGTAAAGAAGTTAAACACTACATAAAGAACAACAAAAATAAAGTAATAGAACAAGTACTTAGAAAAATTATTAAAGAAGAAGTAAAAAGTGTAATTACTGAAGGAACTCGTTGGTTAGTTGGAATCGAAGGTGGTAATGGTAAAATTTTGTCCACATACGGACATTATGATGGTTATCCTGAATGGGCAGGTAAACACTTGAAAAAGTATTACAATAATCCAGCCAAAGTTAAACAACTTTTAAAACTCGGTAAGGCTGGTATTTCTACAATTGGATCAAAAATCAAAGGTAGTAAAGACCATTCCTTTGAAAAACCTGATAAAGATGTAACTGTATTTTATGGTAGAGACAGAGGTGAAAAGGGAAACATGACGAGTAATTGGGGTAATAGAGACAAGGTAAAATTTGATAGTGGTGAGGAATACGCTTACATTTATAACCTCAAAGAAAAACAGTGGTATTATAAATCACGATATTCCAATCCACAAGATTGGACAGAATTAAATTAATGAAAGACGGTCATCATACTTGACCATATAGTGGTGAAGAACATCCAGTTTGGGTGAAACATGAGGAAGAACCTATGGACGATTATAAAAATCGTATGAAAGAATATATAAGAGATATGATTCGAAATGAACTTGCCATAAGTGGTGATAGTGATATTGAGAATCAATTTCAATTAGGTGAAAGTTTGACTCCGGCCGAAGTAAAAAAAGAAAGAGAATTATTCAAAAAGACAGGTGAGTTACCACCTCGATTACAAAAGGTAGTGGATGATTATGAAAAAGAAAGAAAGGCCTTTTATAAAAAGATGAAGAAAAAATTTAAAAATAATGTAAAGGGTGATGTTGAAGATATAGTAGTTCCTGGATTAGAATGGATGAGTAAGTTAGGTGAGTCTGCCAAGAGAGATTACAAAGATGAGTATAAAAAATTTCAATCTTCTACTAAGGCAAAAAAATACAGAGCTGAATTAAATAAGTACAATAGAAAGAAAGGTACTTATGGAAATGGTGATGGTAAAGACGCCTCACACAAAGGGGGAAAGATAGTGGGATTCGAAGCACAATCTAAAAATAGAGGTAGAGCAGAAAAGAGTAGGTTAAAGAAAGAAGATATTGGTGATAAAATCATAAAACAAAGAATGGCTATGTTGAGAAGATTCTTTGACCAAAATTATGGTCGTGTTAAAAAGGCAGTAGAAAGGGACGCCAGAACTGGTAGTAATGAGTTTCGTGGTACGGATAACAGAGGTGAAAAATTTAAATTAACAATTGTTGTAAATAGGTTGAAAGAATTAAGAAACAAGTTACAGAAAAAAGACAGAGGATTAGCAGATTATTTTACCAAAAATATAAAGGTAATCGAAAAGACCAAAGATAAGATGAAAGAATCGGTAAGTGAAGGTAAGTTAGAATCTTTAGCATTAAATCTACTTAGAAACATCAATAAAGAAGCTGGTGTTAAAAACTATGACCATAATAAAACTGCAGATTTCAACAAGGTTGTAAAGTTTTTAAAAGGAAAGATGCCAAGAGTTCCTAACCAAAAAATAGGTCAGATTGCTATGTCTTATCACGATTATAGAAAAAGACAACCAAAGATTAAAATACCTGATATAGACTCTGTTAAGGATATGGAGAAAATACTTAAAAAATTAGGTATGAAGGAATCCGTAAATGAAAGAGAAATGTCTATCAAAGATGCATATAAGGATTTGGTTAAAGACCACGGTTCTAAAAAAGCTTTAGATATGCTAGCCGATGTATTGACTGGTGGAGCTTTAGCAGCTATGGATGACAAAAAAGTCAAAGCTTTTAAGAAAAAACTATTAAAGAAGATGATGAAGGAATCCGTAAATGAAGTCAATATGGCTCATGTATACTCTAAGGATTTAAGTAAGAAAAAATTTAAGGATTTGGGATTGTATTTAGCTCATGTTCTTGATTTAAGTCCAAGATATGATTTTAAACTAACTTCAAATAAAAAACTATTGGCAATAAACATCGACAAGATAAATCCAAAATCCTTACAGAATATCAAGAAAAGATTTGGTATTGATTTAAAACAAAAAGCAAAAGAACCAATTAGACTTAAAAGTAAATCAGGTATGGGTAAGATAAGTCATCTTGGTATGGAATCCGTAAATGAAGAAATGTATTTTGATCCTAAAAGTGATTTTAAAAAATATATGGATAAAGTTTTTAAGCAGGCTGGAATAAAAGTGATAAAATATGACCGTATGAAACAGAGTTTTCATAATGGTGCGTGGGGTGGATTCTATACAGTTAAGTCGAGTAACAAAGTAGACATAGGTGGTAAACCAGTCAAAAGAGGTTCAGCTGTTCTACCAGTATACATTAGTAGGGTAGGTGAAATTGAATTAGGAGTTAGTGCTGGTGGTTTTCACATAGGTAAAGTTGGTAGTTCACAAGTGGTAAAGAATCTAAAAGATTTTAAGAAAGGTGATTTAACT